TGCACCATCGGATGTTAGTCTGTTAAATTGTGCAGATAACCCACCATCACGAGTGAAGTTTGCAAAATTAGAAGCAGTCAATTCGATACCTGCTACAGCTAAATTAGCACTTGTCTTACCAACCAATAAGTTGCCTGAGCTGTCTATTCTGGCACGTTCTGATGTACCGGTTAAGAAAGTTAGGTCTTTGTTACTACCTGCACCATCTCTTGATATAATTTGGTTTTGGTTAGTTGCAGCACCCACCAATATATAACCTTCACTACCTGAAATAGTTCTTTCTGCTCTTATATAAGTACTGGCAGCACCAGCAACGTGTAACTTAGCACTTGGCGAATTAGTTCCTATACCAAGGTTGCCTGCTGGAGTTAATGACATTCTATAGGCAGCATTATCTACATTGTAAAACCATAAATTATTGTTTTGTGCGTTATGTGTGCCTATTCGCCATTCTTGGTTTGCAGTTTTTAAAATATATCTAACAGCAGTAGCACTTGAACTTTCATTTAAAATATCTGCTCCATTGCCAAGAATATGTAAATTTGCAGAAGGTGCAGTAGTGCCGATACCAACTCTACCTGTACCACCATCGATACGCATTTTTTCTGCACCAGTATTGCTTGCATTGTGAACATTAAAAACAAAACTTGAATTGTTTCCTGACGTAGCTCTTAATGCACCAACAGTCCAACCATAACTATCTACTACTGATGAAGAGTAGGCGATACCAGTAAAGCCTGTGTTATCAACTGTCGATGTTGCTCTCAGTCTTAAATGAGGTGATGTGAATTGATTTGTTGTAACTTGTGGTGCTGCAATGTCTAACTTACCATTATTAGAAGTAGTTCCTATACTGACGTTGCCTGAGGAGTTTATTATCATTTTATCAGACCCGCTAGTACCAAAAATAATGTGTTTGCCATTACCGCTTTCAGCACTTGAATAGCCTTGCAGGTCTATGTAACTCATTGTGCTTAGACTTCCACCAGCACCTGCTGAAAGTCTTAAAAGACCTCCATCGCCTCCATCACTATTTTTTGCTCTGATTTCACCACTACTTAGTGTTGCAACTGTTGCAGCAGGTCTTGCAGCCGAAGTGTGAATTGGAGAATTCATACGAATATTACCAGCTACTTGTATTTTTTCTTCTGGTGTACTTTCTCCTATGCCGACATTGCCTGAACTGTCTATTCTCATGCGTTCTGTTGTGGTTGTGCCAGTTTTAAAAATAATATTACCAGTTGATACCCTTCCTGCTACTAAATCTATGCCACCACCTGTACTACTTACTTCGTTACCATGTACCACAACCTGTCCACCTCTTGCACTACTAGCTGTACCACCACCACAGAGAGCTAATCTTTGATTATCAGCACCATCTGAGGTATTCATAGCTACAGCTCTGAAGCCTTGAGCATTGGATTCTAAATACAAGTTACCAAATATTCTTTGATTGCCTAAAATATCAAGTTTCTCACTTGGCGAAGTAGTTCCTATCCCTACGTTGCCAGAGCTGTCTATTCTCATGGCTTCAGTACCAGTTACAGTAGTATTATTAGCTGCTGTATAAAATAAAATTTCACTAGCTGCATTAGATGAAGTTATACCACCACCGATACTAACTCTATTACCAGATGAATATGATGTCATTAACATACCAGTCATAACTTCTTCTGCATTGGTATAATGAGAACCAGTAATAGCACCATATTTGGTGGTTGCATCACTCTCTGTATTACTTACTATAAATTGTCCTGCTAAACTTGATTTTAAAATATGTAAGCCTGCAGCTGCCGAACTAGTCCCTATACTCATGTTGCCATCAGAGTCGATTCTGGCATATTCGGTAGTAGCAGTTCCATTGTTGCCTTCAAACTTGATGATACCATTTGATGTGCCATCTCTTGACCTTATGCTCAAAGCACCTGAACTTTGTATTATTTGACCGAAAACATTACTTTCATCTGAATCTTGTAAAACTATTTGGGGAGATGAGCTTAATAATCTTGCAGAACCACTGACATCTAAAGTGTAACTTGGCGAAGTAGTTCCTATGCCTACGTTACCTGAGCTGTCTATTCTAAAACGATATGCTGCATTAGTATCATCATAAATACCAAAGTTACCATTAGCATTAATAACAGAAAAGTCAGAATTGTTATTACTATCTGCTAAATATATTCTTGGGAAGGTGCTTGTTATTCTTATGTCGCCTTGTATGTGTGCTGTGCCATTAACATCTAGTGGGTATGATGGCGAAGTAGTTCCTATGCCTACGTTGCCTGATGAGTCGATACGCATACGTTCATTTAGGGTATTTACATAGCCTGTGCTAAACGACATAGCATTTGCATAAGGATATGTATTTGTGCCATCAGAAGCATCATCAAATACTTTTATTTGTCCTCTTATTGGTTCTGATGTTGACCAATCATCAGTTCTAAAGTTAATAGTGCCTACTGTATCTCCAGCTTCCCAATTATTACCAATAAATGAATTAGTGATGCTTAAAGTAGCACCATTGGTTTGGTCAGATTTTGCTATTTCTAAAGTTGATTCTGGCGAAGTCGTACCAATACCAACTGAGCCTGAAGTCTTGTCAATAACAAAATAAGTGTCTCCACTATCTTCTGTAATTTCAAAATTACCATTTACACCAGACCTTCCTAAATCCCAATATGTAGTTGAACCTGTTGATAATCTTAATTGCTTATCGTTTCCACCAGAAGAGCCACGAATTTCAAGGTGTGATGCAGGACTAGTAGTTCCTATGCCGACTTTGCCATCAGACCTAACCCTAAATAGTTCATTAGCTGTACCAGCATCAGTGTTACCTTCCATAACCTTAAAGGCACGTGTAGAAGTATCATTATTGTCGCTATCTATAATGACTGCTACATTACCCCAATGTGAAGTCTGTATAGTGTCGCCATTAGTACCACCTCTTCTAATTTCTGATAAAGTACTACCAAAAGACAGACCAGAACCCGATGTATTACCTGTACCTAAATCTAATAAAGATACTGGCGAAGTAGTTCCTATGCCAACTCTATTGTTTGTGGAGTCTACATAAAGCGTATTAGTATCAACAGTCAAACCATCACTAACGACTGTTCCTGTAACATCTATACCTGTTGAGGTGGTGAGTAATTTTTCTGAACCATAATGGTATAGTCTGACAGTCCCTTGTGAGCCATCTATCAAAACATAACTTGTTATGCCACCAGAGCCATCATCAGATTCTAATACTATGTCTTTATCATCTGACCTATTTCTAATTTTTAATTGACCAGTATCATTTATTAAAAAAGTATCTTGGCTGTCGTGGTAGATTTGTAGGTCACTACCAGTACCAAAGATGGCTTTACCATTATCGTCAAATGTAGCGTTACCTGTTACGTCTATCCCTGATGAGGTGGTGTTTAGTTTAACTGTGCCATTATAAAAAATATTAACTGCACCACCATTAATTCCTTGTAAGTAGCTATCTCCTGTTGTATTTCTTAGGTATAAAGATTCAGCATCCAATAATAGGCTACCAGTACCAACTTCTCTTATTCGGCTATTACTACCATCGTGGTAGATTTCTAAATCTTGACTAGCACCTAGTCTGATTCTTTCGTTGTCGCCAAGATCCAACTGATCGACAGAAACATTACCCATAGATACAGTTGTTCCGCCTGCACCAAAAATCGCATCTAAAGTATCTAAGTTGGTATTGAGCTTATCACCCCAAGTATCTTCAGAACCCCCTGGTTCTGGCTTGGTTAAACTAAGATTGGTTGTTGTTGTATCTGCCATTTATGCTACCTCTTGTTTATCTTTTTCATCCCAACTTGTGCTTGGATTGTTCTGTGTTGTCCATGTTTTATCTGTTGTTGTTATCTGACTCCAAGTTGTGCTTGGGTCTGTTTGTGCTGACCAAGTAGTGCTAACTGTCTGGTCTGACCAAACATCTGGTGGTACAGTTTCATCTTCCCATTTTAAACCACCGAGAGATGAAAAACTACTTGTTTGGTTTGATAGCCCAGCACCTGCGAAAGTTGCTCGTCCTGTGCTGTCAAAATCACTAACACCAGCTATGGTGCTGAAGCCAGCTGCGGTAATAAAACCATCAGAAGCAAAATCACTAACGCCACTAATAACCGATGCGCCACCAGCTTTGATAAAGCCTTGTGAATCAAAATCAGATACAGCAGCAATGGTGACTAAGGCTAAGTCAACTTGTGTGCCAACTGCGGTAAAGTCAGAAACAACAACGACAGTAGAATTACCAATGAATAATTCACGGCCTGTAGCCGTAGTATCTGATGTTGCGGGGATGGTGGATGTTAGCTGACCAGCAAGCTCGTCCCACTTGGATCTGCCATAAAATCCTCTACCGTAGCCTAAAGTGGCCATGATGTTATGCCAGAGTTATATCCAAATCGCCTGTGTTAAATCTAAATATATCTCCTGAAGATACGACTTTTGATGCAGTTAAATTAGCGTAAGCCAATAAGTTGCCAGATGTGAGCGCATCAAAAACACCAACGGCAACAACGGTACCATAATCTGCTGTGGCGGTTGGATATTCTATAGCAGCAGTATTGGATGCTGTTGTTGGGTCTGTGCCTGAAACAGAAAATGTAGCAGTTTGTCGTGCGTAAGCGCCACCTGAAACTTCTGTGCCACCACCTGTATCAGTTGGTGCTACAGTATATAATGCGACATATAATGTTGATGGTGCTGTGTAGGCATTACCACCAAACACATGGTCTAAAACTTTGTCCTCTAAATAATCTGAAAATCCTGCCATAATACTTCCTAGTTGTTACTCCAATAATAAACGTTTTTCTTAGCTTTGCCATAAGACCTTCTTCTTTGCATAAGAGAGCCTTTACCAAATTCTGCTTTTTCTTGTTCCATTTTAAGTTCTTCTAAGGCTTTTTCAAAGAGCTGTGAGAACATTGCGACCCTTTCATCTTCCATTAAATAGATAGAAGCGTGTTTTAAAGCACCATACAAATAAACATCGGGATGATTGTTGGATAGGAAGTTGCTAGTGTTGCTATCACTTAGTGCATCTATCTTGCTGTAATAAGTTAATTGTAATGTGTAGCTAGTGTCTGGTGTTGGTGCTAATTCCATAGTGTCGTCGACAAAAGCAAAATACACAGGTTGTCCTGTTTTGTTGTTAATTGATTTTCTGTAAATGTCTAAACTTTCAATAGACTGTTGTAGGATTGGTGAAAAGTCATTGGATGTTATTTCAACATTAATACCTTCTAACCAATCGGTAGGTAGTGATAAGTATTGTGCATCAGCCGTTGCTGTTGCTCTTTTAATCATTTCTTTACGTCTTACTCTTCTATTGACTTCGCCTTCAACATTATCAATAAACATATCCATTTGACCAGTTAGGTCAGATCTATTTAAGTAATTTGCTATGTTGGTTTTTAATTCTGAATATGTCATACCTTACCTTTCCATGTTCTGAACAATTTATTATCTGGATTGTTCAACCATTTTTTCCATGCCTTCTGGTCCTTGGCCCAGCCTTCTCGCATGGCTTGTTGATATATTACCATAGGAACTTCCGCAACGTGACGTAAATCTTTCCCTGGTTTATTGTAACTTAATTGTTTGACGTGTTCTAAGACTGGTTGCACGTCTTGGGTAGTGTGATAAACGACTTTATCATCCTCGGTAGCAAACTCATGCTTGTAACCAAGTGTGTGATCTATGATAGTTCGTCTAGCCATAAAAAGAGGGCGGGACTAAGCCCGCCCATAAATATCATTAAGATACGTTTAAGTCAGCCACGATACCGTGTGCTTTCTCATTAGATACTTCTAAACCGTACTCAACTACAATCATCTTGGTTTCTGCATCACCAATAGTTGCAATATCAACTGTTTGGAAGTTTCTTAGATATGCTACTTTTGCATATTCTGGATCAACCAATAGTAGAGATCTTTCTCTTGATCTGTTTGATGGTACGATTTGTAACTCACCAAAGTCAGATGAATAGATTGATACAGATGCTTCAACAGTATTAGCATCGATCATTTGTCTTGCTTGTGTTCTACCTGTAAAGCCAGAAATAACTTGCTTGTTATGTGGACCACAAATTGCTAATGATGGTTCGCCACCATTTTCAAATGAAAGTTGTAATACGTCTTTTAAAAGAGCTTCTGTTAAGTCTCTTTGTGTGCCGTCTACTGGAGCTGCACCGTTACCAGCTGCTGAACCACCAGAACCTCTTGAATCATTGGTTTCAACCCAAGATTCAAAACCACCAGTTACACGAGCTGTTGAAGCATCACCAGTTGTTTTTGCACCATTTTGACATAGAGCTTCTTCCATATCTCTCTTAAGAGCTTTAGCCATAAGAGCTAACTGGTGAGCCATTTCTGATCTCTTACCAGCTGCGTCTGAAACTTCTTGTGAACCAGAAACTGTTGCATCTCTTTTTGAAATCATACATACGTTTGATTCTCTAACAGTTGCTTGAGCTGTTGATCTGGAAAGTTCAAAACCTTCTAATTCACCACTTGATGATGGTGTTGGAAGAACTTCTGTTTGCCAATCAAAGACAACATTTTTTACATTTCTAGTGCCGATAGAACTCATAAATGGAGTTTGCATTGGGGATATGTTGTAAATAATATTACTTAAATCCTCTCTATCAGCAGTAGCGCTATAGGTATCGAAAGCATTTAAAACTTTTGCCATTATATTTTCTCCTTACTTTAATAGCTGTTCAAATAATTTTGCAGCATCCTGTTGTTTACCAGTCTGCTTTAACCTTTGACGCAACTTTTTCTCTGGAGCTGCTGACCTTTTTCTGGTTGTTGAACCAGGTTTACC